AACTCTCTGACAAGGTTGATTCTCTTGAGCAAAAACTACAAGATAAATAACTCTAAAGCTTATAATAATGGCAAATATTAGAAAGTCATTTAATTTTAGGAATGGTGTACAAGTTGATAATGATAACTTCGTTGTAAATGCGAATGGATTGGTTGGAATCGGAACATCGATTCCAACTGAAGCTATTGATGCAATCGGAAATGCAAAAATAAGTGGTCTAACTACCACAACAACATTAGGTGTTGCCGAAACTGCAAACTTTTATGGGGGTCTTAAGGTAGGAAATATTAATCTCGATCCTACGAGTGGTATTGTAACTGCCGTTTCATTTTATGGAGATGGATCTACATTATCCAATGTATTTGCAATCTCAACAACTGGTTGGGTAGCACAAGGAGTTGGATTACATACATTATCAAGATCGGTTGGTATTGGCACCACCAATCCAGTTTATAAGTTACAGATAGGATTAGATCCTGTAACAGGTGTCGGTGTCGGCATTACAAATGGAAATATAATAGTCTCGGGTATCATAACCGCCACCACATTTGTTGGTAATGTAACTGGAACGGCAACGACTGCAACAAATCTTTCTAATGCTGCCAACATCACAACTGGAACCATTAGTAATGATAGACTTCCTAGCAATATTGATAAGCCAACAGGTATAATCACAGCATCAAGTTTTGTTGGTGACGTAACAGGAACCGCAACAACTGCCACCAATCTATCCAACGCTGCTAATATTACTACAGGAACTATTAGTGATGCAAGACTTCCTAATGTAATCACATCTGATATTGATTCTTCTGGAATATCTACTTTCACTACACTTAAAGTAGGAACTGCAATCACAATGTCTAGTGGTATCATTACTGCCACTACATTCTCAGGATCTGTAACAGGGGATTTAACGGGTGTTGCATCAACTGCAACTAAGTTAGAAACCGCAAGAAACTTTAGTGTTTCTGGTGATGTATTAAGTCATACAGTATCTTTTGATGGCACTAGTAACGTTGCACTGGGAGTTACTTTATCAGGTACTTTTAGTGCCAACACTTCTGGCATTATAACTGCCAATACTTTTTCTGGAATTGTAACTTCAACAAACGGAACTTTTGATGATTTAAGAATCAATAAGTCATCCGCAGCAAGTCTTGTTGTTACGAGTACAACAAACTCATCAGTAAGTATTGGTGAATCTGTAGGTGCAGGTAATAGTAGTGCTCAGTTCCTCTATACACCCGGTACAGGACGTTTAGACATCACCAACTATGATGTAGGTGGTGTGAGCATTAACCTTCACGAGGGCACTGGTACAGGCACTACAGAGAGTTTTAATGTTAAGTATGATAATACCAAGCAGTTTGAAGTTACTTATGATGGAAAAGTAGGAGTCAATCGTGGAGGCACTCCACTCACAAGAAACTTTGAAGTTGGTGGTGATGCATTTATTTCACAAAATGCAGTAGTTTCCGGTATTCTCACAATAAATCAAGGTGGTCCAAATGAGATTACTTTAGGTGATGGTAGTCCTATACCAATTCGTGATGATCAAAACTTCAATACTGTTTCTGGTATCAGTACGTTTAACCAATTAAACGTTATCAATAGTTTTAGTTATACCGGTCTTTCCACAGTTTTCTTTGGTGGAGAAGTTGGAATTGGAACAACAAGTAATGATGGTTTCTTAACCGGACCAAATCAACTAAAAGCACACGTAGAAGGGTCTACTTGGGCAAAAGAAGGTTTTTATACTGCCGGAAAACTTGTAATCACTGATAAGGCAGATGGATCTATACATACGGATGATCGAGTTATTCCAAGTTCTCCGGTTGACTATGGTGCCGTTGTTCCCTTTGTTGATTATGGCGACTTCCAAGTAGAAACTGGTGGAGCATCATTAATAACTAATAATGTATTGATGGTTCCTGGTGTTGGTCAGGCAACCGTAGGATTCGGAACAACAAACGGTGGATTGATACCTGCAAGTTTCCTTCCAGGTGGTAATAGATATCTGACTAAAGTTGGTATCAATACTTATTATGCAAGAAGTTTGTTTGATGTAGGAACAGCATCAACCACGATGAACTCCTACTTTATTCCACCATCTCTGACACAATCAGAGATCAATATTATGAAAGATTTGTGGAATACTCCCACCGGAACAGGATACACTGCGGCAAATAAAGTTACTCCAGATGGTATTATTCCTGGCGCAATCGTTCATAACAAGACAACAGATACAGTTCAGGTTAGAAACAGTGCATCATCATTTAGAAACCTAAGTCCTGTAGTTGCATTTGCCACTGTTGATAGTGGAAGTTTAGTCTCAACTGATGGGTATAATCTTGGATTAACAAATAACCTCACTAACGCAATCTTTGCATTTGATACTGCACTATCATCGGCAAACTATACAGTAATGGTTTCTGCCGGAAGCACCACAGAATCTTACACAGTCCCAGAGGCACAAAAACTTACAACGGGATTTAGAATCACATTTAGTCCTTCTAATGCCAACACACAAAGTTACAGTGTAATGATACTTCAAATCTGATACTTGACAAGACTCTAAAAACCCTGTAGACTACCTTTGTCTGGGTTGAAGATGAGAGTCTAAGCCACTTTGAGAACCGTCTACCGGGTCGCACTGGGGACGGTTTTCTGCTATAATAACAAGGTATTCGACAGGAACCGATGCCCATCACACTGCGTCCTCACCAGCAAGATGCTTTGGATGCAATGCTGGTCAATGAGAAAGGTCAGATTGTGATTCCGACTGGTGGTGGTAAAACTCCAGTTATGTTCCACGATTTGATTGTCAACTGCCAGTATATTGACAATGGTATGACTACCGTTGTTGTTGCTCCTCGTATTCTGCTGGCAGAACAACTTTGCTCTGAGTTTCTGGAGCACATTGATACTACCAACACTCACATTATGCACGTTCATAGTGGTGAGACTCATCACTTTAGCAGCACGAATCCTTCAAAGATTCATTTGTTTGCCAATACTGCACGAACTGCTGGTGAGAATGTTATTATCTTCACCACCTATCATTCTCTGCATCGTCTGATTGATGCAGATATTGAAGTCAACAACATTTACTTTGATGAAGCACATAACTCAGTTCAACGTAACTTTTTCCCTGCTACGGAACACTTTGCTTTTGATGCTGATCGTTGCTACTTCTTCACTGCTACTCCTAAGCACTCTGTTACTATTTCCAAACCAGGGATGAATGACCCTGAGGTCTATGGTAAAGTCATCTGCAATGTTCCTGCTCCTAAGTTGGTAGAAGAAGGTTACATCCTTCCTCCTAAGGTTGTTGTGAAGCAACTGGATATGGTGCAGGATAAGCAAATGATTGCTGACCGTGATTCTCAGAATCTGCTTGACACTATTGATGAGAATGCACTGGATAAGATTCTTATCTGTGCTCGTTCTACCAAGCAGATTATCAAACTGCTGAGTGAGTCTGACTTCCGTAATCAACTTGCAGAACGTGGTTATTCGGTGATGTATATTACTTCCAAGACCGGTGCCATTATTGATGGTCAGAAGGTCAACCGTGAGGTATTCTTTGACACTCTGAATGCTTGGGGTAAGGATTCTAACAAGAAGTTTGTGGTGCTCCATCACTCTATTCTGTCCGAAGGTATCAACGTTTCTGGTCTGGAAGCAGTCCTGTTTATGCGTAATATGGACTACATTGGAATCTCTCAGTCAATCGGTCGTGTGATCCGTCTGGGAGGGTCTCAGAAGACCTTTGGACTGGTCTGTGTTCCTGTCTATGATAAAGTGGGTATCAGCACCGCCAAGTCCGTTCAGGCAGTCGTTGACACCGTTTTCCAGCAGGGACAACCTGCCATCTCCGTTATCCGTCGTTGACCTATGAAAACCACTATTGATTTGGTTCAGGAACTTCGTTCTCTTCCTGATGTCATTTACCAAAATTTCTGCAATCAGGCAAAGATGGTGGCACTAGAGTACCCTTCTGCACACGGAATCGACTGTTTTGCACGTGGTGAAACAATAGAATATGGGTTCATTGACATCGTAGGGCAGTATATTGACCTGAAACCTAACAAGAAGGAAGATTTCAACGATCCTGATAGTACGTACTATCTAGAGCACCTGACCGACGTGAAAACGCAAGGAAATGGGTTTTTACCACGTAAGGACAAGAAAGCTCTGTTTTATTCTAAACAATGGGACATTAAAAAGACTGCTAGTGGTGTATCACAATTTGAATCTAAGGCACATTCTTATATTTTGATTGATCCCATTTGTGCTCGCATTGCAGTGGTAGATACTAGTGTTTTCTATCGCAAACCATTTCGCAATAACTCTGCACGTATTTCATTCAGTGTAAAACCACAGGATGTTTATATGATCTATGATGGTATCAGCAGTGTGATTGATGCTTCGATTGTTCCTGATCCTAATGCAATCTATCGTGAGATTTGGAAGAAGGCAGGAGATAAACTGGAAGCACTGACCACTTGCTGAACTGTCCACCAGAAGCAGAACCACTGCTTCATTCTGCTATAATACTAAAGTAATCAAAGGAAATCATTATGGTCTGCGAAGTCAAACTCTACGTTGCTGGCAAAGTTTTTACTGAGACTGTTCATGCTCGTGATTATCAAGAAGCAAAAGAAGTTGCACTTGCACGTAATCCAAATGCACAAGTTATGAGTGTCAATGCCAAGTTCTGATGACTAAGTTTCAGAAACCTTTTA